AGTCTCCGAGGGCATCCAGCAGGATCTGCGCCTCGCCGCCGACCGCAACATCCTGTCCATGCAGGACGTGCTGGCCGTCGACTACCACTACGGTTACCACATCACCGGCACCAAGTGGGCCGACGCCGGCGACAACCCCACCAACGCTGCCACCTCCGGCAACCTGGCCAACACCAGCAGCTGGAACCTGGTGTTCAGCGCCGCCAAGCAGGTTCCCCTGTGCCGCCTGCTGGTCAACACCCCGTTCGACACCACCGCCTACTGATCCTTCAGTCAAGGCATCAAAAAGGCCCCCAAGTTGGGGGCCTTTTCTTTTGCTCAACCCAACCCCAACCTCAACTTCTCTTGGTTCTCCATCACCTCAAACGTGTTCATGGTCATCTTGTACGACTGCAACAACAACTGATTGATAACGTCCAAGCTCACCTGGAGCTTCTCCTGAATTTCAGTAGTAGTCAGCCCCTCCTCAAACCGCAAGCGGCGAATTTCAAATGCCACATCCTTAACTTCCCGAATCTCCTTTCCAGGAAACGCCGGATTGGCCTTGGTGTCTACGCTGACCTCAGTATCAGCAATTTTACGAGCGGGCATGAGAACAGTACGTCTCTACGTGTTACAGGATAGTACCCGCCACTACGAAGACCTCCCTTACGGCGAGCACCTGGAACGAGTCGCCGAAATCGAAATGCAAGGTGGCAAGGTCTATCACGCCTCTTTAGTACCCACACCAGCAAAAACAAGAAAATCTCCGACCGGAGCTAAACTCAAGAAAAGACTGTATTGAGTTGTGGCTGCCGTCATTGATGCCACTCTGAGCGGAGCCTCAGCCAATAGCTACGTGACGCTGGCTGCCGCCGACGCCTACTTTGAAACGGTCCCCGATTCCAGCACCTGGACCAACAAGACCACCGACCAAAAAAACCGCGCCCTGATCTCCGCCACCCGCTGGATCGACGCCCTTAGTTTCTACGGCGACCGCTGCACAGACAGCCAATCTCTAAAGTGGCCCCGCGACAACTACACCGTTGACGACGTAGCCCTCGCCTGCACCCTGATCCCCGACGGCATCAAAACCGCCACCTACGAGCTGGCACGCGCCCTCGCCAATGACACCGACGCCATCACTGGCAGCACTGGTACAACCGGCATCTACGACCAAGTTGAACTAGGCGAACTCAAAGTCAAATACAACAAGTCCAGCCAAACCAGCGGCGTCATCAACAACGTTTTTGACGTCTACCCCTGGCTCCAGTCCTACCTAGGCCCCTATTGCATGGGCGGCGCCGCTAACTACGCCGTCCGCCTCTTCCGAGGGTGACATGGGCCTAATCGACGATACTTTTGCCCCAATCCCAACCTCACTCCTTGCGGACTGGGGCCAAAACATCACGTACATCAAAACCACAACTCCCCGCACCTACGACCCCACCACCGGCAACGTAACCGGCGCCGATACCACGGTGACGGTCAAAGCCGTCATTACCCGCGTCACACCCCGCGAATCCGAAGGTCTGTACCAAGCCACCGACGTCAAATTCATCTTCGGCAGCGACGAGCTTGGAACGTACTATCCCACCGAAGCCGACCGCATCCAGTACACCCAGGCCGGCGTCACCCGCGAAGCCAAAATCCTTAACGTCAACACCTATCGCGGCGACGCCCCAGTCCTGCACATCGTCATAGCGAGGCCCCAGTAATGGCAACACCCTTGGGTCAATTTAATAGAGACATACGCCGCAAAATACAAAGCGCCACACGCCATGCGGCAGCTGAAATTATGAACGACCTTGCTAAAGAAGGTCCCTTGTGGAGTGGAGAATTTGCCAATAGTTGGGTAGCAGATGCTCCCGGAGTAGGCAAAGGTCCTCAAGGAAGTTATCCGTATTCAATACGGGACACTCCTCGACTTCCGGACACGGTTGCTGCAGTAAATAAAAATCCCAAGTTGGTGATCAGCAACACTACAGATTACGCGCTGCAAGCTATGGACTTGGAAGAAGGATATTTCAGAGATCCCGGAACCGAACCACAAGGTCCCGTGGTGCTTGAAGGTCGTCGCTATGGACGTATGCGTACTGACATTGGACCCACAGAAGGCGAACCTACTTCTCGCGCCACCGCACCGCAGGACTGGTTTGTCAACTATGTAAACGGCGGCGGCATGCAAAAAAGCCTTGAAAACGGCGTCAGAATTGCCTTTGCACGGAACAACTAATGAACTACCAAGCCATCCGCGCCGCCGTCGAAAACCCGCTGCTCACAGCGTTCAATGCGCTTGTACCAGCAGTCCCGGTTTATTTCGACAACATCACCGCCGTCCCACCTAACACAACCACCGAATACATCCGCGTCAACATCACCTTCGGTATCACTAACGAACCAACACTGACTTCCAGCGTCGACAACGCCCGTGGAGCGATAATCATTCGCATTTTCACCGAAAAAGGCCGAGGTCCCGCCCGCAACCAAACGCTGTTGACCACCGCAGTAAACGTGCTGGAAACCCTCAACAATTCCACAAAGAGCACCACCGGCGTTTATTTCAAAGTCGGTGAAATCAACGGCCCCACGTTTTCAGCCACCGAACAGGCCCCTCATTTCGTGGGGCGAATTGACACTTCTTACGTCGCCACTGTGCTGTCGTAGGAAGAAACTATTACAGGCGCTAACCTGTTATAAGCCGGGCAGTGCCCGCCCAGAAACCCATCCTTTTGGTACGCCCCTATGGCCACCACCGTTCTGTCCGGCACGTCCGGCGCTCTTTACTACAAGCCCGCTGGCACCACCGGCTCGTTCGGTGAGTCCAACGTCAACATCGCCACCGACACCATCACGGTTGAGACCTACCTGAACTTCAAAGTAGGCGATCCCGTGAAGTTCCGCGTAATCAACAGCCAGACCGGTGGTTCTGGTTCCGGCACGTTGCCTGCCCCTATTTCGGCAGCCACCACCTACTACGTGCTCAGCTACACCGCTGCTACTGGTGAACTGACCGTTTCTACCAGCGCCGGCGGCACCATTCTTCCCATCACCGACGACGGCACCGCCGTTGCCCCCAACGAGTTTGAGGTCTATTACGCCGACTTCGCCGTTGTGGGCCAAGTCCGTGACTGGACTTTTGAAATCAGCCGCGCCGAAATCGACGTCACCACCATTGGCCAAACCCAAAGCCAATACGTTCCCTTCCGCAGCTACATCGCCGGCTTCGGCGACGGCACTGGCACTGCCACGGTCTACATGACCAACGAGAACGCTTCGATGTCCAACCGGATGATTGAGGACGTGCTCCAGCGCCAGCAGACCGGTGCCGCCTTCAAGCTGTACATCGACCGCGTGTATAGCGGCGGCAACGTGAGCGACACGCTTAGCCGCTCGATCAGCTTTGACGCCACGCTGACCTCGGCCAGCATGAACGTCAACCCTGACGACGCCCAGTCTGTGACGGTGAACTTCCGCCCAGCCGCCACTCCGACCTTCGACTTCAGCACTTCCGCCTGATAGTCTGCAAAACGGACGAAACCCGGACCCCGGCCTTACCGCCGGGGTTTTTTGTCTCTACTCCGCTACACTAATCCAAGACCACCACGACTTCTATGCCTGCTTCCAGTTCACTGCGAGCCATTGATCGCCTCCGCAAGGCCGCCAACCTGGAGCCCGTCAAAAAGATCGTCGAACTCTCCGACGGCAGCGAATTTGAGATGTGGGTGGCGCCCCTGACGATGGCCGAGCGCGAACGCGCCCAAAAGCAGGCCAAATCAGACGATGCCAACGCTTTTGCCCTCCAACTGCTGATCGCCAAGGCCCTTGACCAGAACGGCGCCAAGTTGTTCAACGCCGGCGAAATCGACGTGCTCAAGAACGAAGTCAAGGACAAGGACCTTCAAGCACTGATGCTGGCGATCCTGACCGACGACGCGGAGCCGATCGACCCAAAATCCTGAGTGCCGAACTTCGGAAAGACAACTGGCTCATGCTCCAATTCGGAGTTGCCAAAGAGCTAGGCAAAACCCTTTCCGAAGTCAGCACCACCATGACTGCCGAAGAACTGATTGGCTGGAGCGCCTACTTCAGCATCCTCAACGAGGACCAGCAGAAGGAGATCGACAAAGCCCGACGCCGCCGCTAACCCCGGCGGCTTTTTTACAGCGTAAACTGAAGCACAGGACTACACGACAGGCCGGTGGCATACAACGCTGACATCAACGTAAATATCCTCGGCGTATCTCGCTTAAACAATGTTTTAGCAAGTGTATCAAAACTAAATCAATTAGCTCAAAATCTAAAACCTATAAACCTTATTGCTCCAGGTGGCGGAGAACTAGGCAATAAAATTCGCACAGCTTTAAAACCAATTACCGACTTTGCGCGTGACATAGAAAATGGAAATAAGCGTATATCCAATACTTTTTCCGGCGCTAGTCAGCAGGCCGATACTTTTCGTACCGTACTTAACAACGTAAAAGTATCCGCAGGTGGCTATGAAAAACAGGTCGCAAGCGTAAAACTGTACGCCAATGCTTTAGCTGAAGCCGAACGCCAAGCCGTCAGACTGTCTAGGGCACAGAACGATCTTCTTCGTACAGCTAAAGGTCTACAAGAGCAAAATGTAAGAGATGCAGAAGTAATCGGTAGACGCGCCCGTGTAACACAAGGTCGCGCCGCCCAGGCACGCACACGAGAAGGTATTTCCAGTGGGATCATCGGTGGAGCATTTCCGCTACTTTTTGGTCAAGGCATCGGAGCAGCTGCAGGCGGCGGTCTTGGCGGTTTTGCTGGAGGCATGCTTGGCGGCCAACTCGGCTTCGGTTTATCTCTGGTTGGAACGGCTATCGGTCAAGCATTTGATACTGCAACGCAATCCGCAAAAGATTTCTCCAAAGCACTAAAAGATACTGGCGACGCCACTCAAGTATTGGAGGATTCACTGGGAGGAATTGATAAAGAGACAAAAACATTGATCGGTAATCTGGCACGCTCAGGTCAAGTAAGCGCAGCTGCCGAAGAATCTTTTAAGGCTCTTGCGGCTGCTATTGGAGTAGAAAATGCTGAAGCCTTCCAAAAAGCAGGCGAAACTACCAACGAATGGGGCAAAAATCTGCAAACCTGGCTTACAAAACTATATGCACAGTCTGTACGTTTAGCTCAATTTATAGCTGATAATTTTCCTACAGGCTCAGGTTTACAACAACCTGATATTTATGGAATGGTTGAAGGTAATGTTCCGGCTGACACTTTAAGTAAAGAAGCCCAAACACGTATACAGGATCTTTCTGGTCAAAATAACTTGCTTGAAAAGCAAGCCTCTTTGGCGCGATTGACTGCCGATGCTTCAGTAGAGCAAAGACTACAAATAGAAAGGCAAATTGCTCTTCAGCAGTATGTAAATGAAGCGGTTAGTCTAGAAGGACAACTAAAACAGAAATTAATAACCGATCAAGAGTACAACCTTAAATTAAAAGGCATCGAACTAGAGCTAACAAAAGAACTATTTACCTTGGAAAATAACGCCCAGCAAGAGCGTAAGCGCCGCGCAGAAGAAACGCGTCAGATAGAAGAAGCCGCAGCTAAAGCTCGAATGACTGCTGCTAGCAACCTATATGCTGCCGAAAAAGACTCGTACAACCTTCTTTACGACAGTATTGAACTATATCAAGGTCCCAGTGCAGCAATAAAAGAGCAACTTGGCGACCTCAACGAACGCAGGTATCTTGATTATTTAATTCTGAGCACCGAAAAACAACAAGCTCTTGTAGAAGCTCAAAAAACAGGCACAGTAAAAGAAGTAAACGATCTGTACGATCGCCGTTTGAAAAATTTAAACTTTCAGTACGATACCGAAAAAGCCCGTTTGCAAATAGAAAGTAATAGACTTCTTTTACAAAAAACACTTGCTGCACAAGCTAGACGTGAAGACGTACAAGGTGCTGTAGATCCCATTCGCCAACAGCAACGTCGTGTTCAGTTGGGCATAGCTGGTTTTACGACGTCCGACAACGCTATGGCAGAGCAAGAACTGCTGCTAGAACAACGCACTAGAGCTTACGAAACAGAACTTCCCATTCTTCAAGAGATAAACCGCCTTACCGCTGAAATAAATTCACTCACCCTTAACGAAGAGGCCCTCGCAGCAAAAACACTGGATCTAGAAGCCCAGCAAAACAAACTTACTTTGGTAAAAGAAGAGTTGATGCTGCTTGACCAGCTGGAACAAAAACAGCTCAGGCTACAGCAATTTTTTACTACTTATGGGCAACTTATCCAAAGCGTCAGCGGCGAAATAGCCAACACCGTAACATTCGGTATTTCGGAAATGGTGCGTGGTACCAAAACTGCGGAGCAAGTATTCGCTGACTTCTTGCAAGCTATCGGTAATGCACTGATTCAACAAGCGCAAACAATGATCGCTACTTATATCGCCATTGGCATCGCCCGGATATTTGCAGGCATGGGCGGCGGAGGCGGCGGTTACGCTCAAGGCAATGTTTCCACTGACGCTTTCAGCGCCGGCGGTATTCCAGGATTAAGCAATACAGCCAGTGTCAGCGGTGCTTCTTTTGGATCGTTTAGTGGCGGTACATTTAGTGCCGGAGGACTTGCTGGGGGTGGCCCAACCCGCGCCGGCACTCCTTACCTCGTTGGCGAGCGCGGCCCCGAGTTATTCGTGCCTAGTACCAGCGGCGGCATCATGTCCAACAGTGACCTGCGCTCTGCAATGGGTTCATCTCCTGGTTCCAGCGGTTCTCCTGTGCTTAACATGAGCTTTGAAACCACCAACATTGCTGGTGTGGAATACGTCAGCCGCGACCAGCTTGAAGCCGCCATGGCCGAGACTCGCCGCCAAGCCACCCGTGACGGCGCCAAACGCGGCATGACCATGACCCTGGATCGCATCCAGCAATCCCCGCAAACCCGTAGCCGCATCGGTATCCGCTAATGGCTACGTTTCCCTCCATCACTCCAACGTCCAGAAACTTCAAACCTGGCACATACCCACAAAAACAATACCGCTCCCTTTCCGGCGTCGCCATCAAGCGTACTTTCGGCAACCAACCTTACGGCGCCGTACTACAGCTTGAATACGCCAACATCTCCGACGATACCGTAGTCACTCTCATCGACCACTACCGTAGTCAAACCGCAGCCAACCGCCGTTTCCAACTGAGCAGCAATGTCACGGCTGGTATGTCATCAACACTGGCAAGCCGCGCCAACGCATCCATCGACAACCTGCGCTGGGAATACGCAGAACCCCCAGAAATCAGTTCTGTGCGCCCCGGCATAAATACAGTACGCATCAATCTTGCTGGCGAAATCCGCGATCCTCGCTACGACGACTAATGGATATACGCATTGCGCAATTTTTCAACTTAACCAGCAGCACAGGAGGCCGCTACCTTTTTCAAAACTACTTTGCAAACGAAAATAAAATTTACGGCGATGACGTATACAGTTTCGCCCCATTTAGAACAGAAGGCACAACAGCAGCCTTAAGCGGAGACAACAATATCCTCCAAGTGCTGTTTCCTAACTTGGAGATTTCGCTACGACTGCTGCAAAGCGGCGACGGCAACCGCCTATCTAGATTAACTCTTACGACAATCTGGCTGACTGCCGATGGGGAGTTCACGCCAAACCGTCTTGCCGAGTATTTCGTTGGAACCGGCAGCAGCATCAGCGACACCACGCTGGAACTGCGATTCCGAAGTGCCATTGACAGCGTGGCCAGTAATTTTCCCAACCGTCAAATCACCCGCGATCTCGTCGGCCCCCTGCCATTAGACAGCCAAATCTCGCTGCGATGATTAATGTCAACGATCTGATCGGCCTCAAATACGGCTGGGGCCACAAACCCGGCGATGGCAGCAACAGCACCGACTGTTTCCAGCTGGCCTGCGAAGTCCATCGCCGTTTGGGCTTCGGTGACTACGCACCCCAGTTCGACTGGGTATATGCGGAGTACACAGACGACACGTTTCCGCGCATAAAAGTAGCCCGCTGGTTACTAGAAAACGGCACACGACTTACCAAAACTGCCCCTGGAGCGGTGGTTTTACTACCGATCGAAGCCGGAGCTGCCCTTGGGACTTACATTGATAGCACCAACGTCCTGTTCATCGGTCCAGATCACCACGTAATCCGGGCACCGCTGGGCAAAATTGGGCAGCTTTTTTGGATGAACCGATGACTCGCAAACTCCTGCCCTACGAGTACGACCTAATCGCTACCCTTGGCGTCACCAAAGAAG